CATTTAAAAAAAAATGATGCCTACTTTAATGTATCTTTATCTATATTGAAAGATACTATATGTGAAAGTGTAGAAGATGATCCAGAAGCGATTGAAAGAATTTTAGGAGAAGATACAGTAATTGCCAAATTAATTCATTTTTCTGCAAAGAGATTAGAAGCAAATATAACCCACAGAGGTGGCGCGGAACCGGGTTCAGAGATGGAACCGGGACCAGAGATGGTATCTGGGGCAGAGATGGAACCGGAATCAGCAAGGGGGGGGAATAATGAAATAATAGATTTAGCTAATATACTAGTTAATTTATCGAGTTTAGATGAGCGTCCAAAACTTCGACGAACTGCGACTATAGAGGCCGCAGAGGCTTTATTACATCTTCAAAACGGTACACCAGAAAATGCTGAACTAATGACAAAAGAAAATATAACGAGACTTATTATCGATATATTTGAAGATAATGATACTTCAGAAATTATCGCAGGTGCGATTTATCTAATGTATTTGCATAATTATAATAGTGGACATAATCCTTATGCAAATGCTATTCAAATTGTTAATGAATGGATGCTTGGAAAGGGGGGTGATTATGAAAAAGAATTTAATTCCCTAATCAAAAGAATTAAATCTGTATATGGTGAAATCATTATTAAAGATGATTTGATTGCCCACGCCGCGACTCCCACACGCATTCTAGCTCCTCATACTAAATCTGTTATAGATGTAATAAAAGATATTGAACATTCAGTAGGGCAGGGGAAAAAAGAAGCGACTACCATAATATGTGGGATAGCCGAAGGTCAGTTCAGCGACGAAGCGGAAGATGATTCTTCTTATACCCTGACCGAAATATTTGATGTGTTTACTAATCTCTGTACCGTGGGGATGGCAAGTAAAAAGAAAAAACATACTAAACGTAAAAAGAAAAGAAAAAATAAACAAAGGGTCAAACGAAGTAGAAAAAAATCTAAAATGCGTTAAACTATTTAAAATATTAAAATTCTTTTATTAAATATAAATATGTCCGAGGTTGAACAAAAATTATTCAGTCTTTTTTCTGATTTTATCCGTGATTTATCAAAAGTATTCCCTGAAATAAAGAATTCACTATATAGAAACTATGAAGATTGTTTAGTTGATGGACCAAAAACTTTATCTGATTTTCCTAAAGTGAAACGATTCTTAGAATTAATTGGTGATTATGAAAAATATATTGTTGATAAAAATTTAGAATTCTTTGATTTAGAAGTAGAATTTCTCGAAGAAATACAATTTAATCGTTTATGGGAAAAGAGTATCAGTAATAAAACAAGAGAAAGTATTTGGAAATATTTCCAAACATTTCAACTAATCAGTATAAACTTGAAGAGTAGTGAAGCTTTGAATGCGGCTTTAGAAGGAGATAAAATTGATAAATCTTCTTTAAAAGATATAAAAAAGATGAAAAAATTAAGTGAAGATGTTCAGAGTAAATCGACCTCTGGAGAAGGTGAAAATGATTTAGATCAGATGTTAGGGGGGTTAATGGATAGTGGTATAGGTGAAATAGCAAAAGAAGTAGCTAAAGGATTAGATGTTGAAAGTATGTTTGGCAATGTAGATGAAAATAGTAATCCCATGGAATTGATGGCACAATTAATGAACCCTGATAAAATGGGTGCTATTTTTAATAATATAAATTCAGTTATGGAAAAAAAAATGACTTCAGGTGAATTAACACAAGAGGGTTTAAAAAAGGAAGCCGAGGGCATGATGGGTCAAATGGGTGAAAATCCTATGTTTAAAAATATGATGCAACAGATGGGTGAAAATAATATGGATACATCTAATACACCTAATACGAATAATGATGAAGAATTAACTAGAGAAGAAAAACAAAAGCGTTTAAGAGAAAAAATTAAACAGAAACAAAATAATAGATAAATTTAATTTTAATAATAATTTATTTTTATAAGATATAGTAAAAAGATGATAACAACTCCTTTTTGGTATAATGATCTGACTATTCTTTTTTCACAAGATAGTATTACAGAAATATTTCCCTCAAAACGATTTGATATTTTAAGAAAGTTAAATGCGATTGTAAGATTATCAATAGTTTATACAATTATTATGTATCTTATGAAGCGGGAACAAAAATATTTAATTATTCCTTTAATTGTTATGGGTATTACATGGATTATATGGTATAAACAAGAAGATATTCATACAGATGCTATAATGAAAGATTCTATGAGCGATAAATTAGATGATTTAGTAAAAATCAATGATTTAAATACAGAATGTAGAGTTCCCGATAAAGATAATCCTTTTATGAATCCTTCATTAGCTGATTATGGTTCAGATAAACCACCACCTCCTAAATCGTGTCCTAGTTACAATAATAAAGGTGTTCAGAGAAGAGTAGAAGAATTATTTAATGAAGATTTATATAGGGATGCGAATGATATATTCGGTAAAAATAATAGTCAGAGACAATTTTATACAGTTCCTGGAAATAGAGTTCCAAATGATCAAGGGTCATTTGCTCAGTGGTGTTATGGAACTCCTCCTACTTGTAAAGAGGGTAATAAAATTGCTTGTTTAAGTGCGAATGGTAGTCCGGGTGGTTCTACGGGTTCTGGAAGTACTTAAATTTTAATTCTTATAATTTTTTTATTTTTTATCAATATATATATTAAATGACAGACGTTTTAGGAAATAATGGTTATAATGGTTATGTTGCTGGAAATCCTCCACCGCAGTTACAGAACTGCGGTAATGCCGAAACACAACCTGATAAATTTCAACTATTTAAGAAAGCGAGTATTCGTGCCGATCAGTTAACAATGGATTTAGATGTTATGCAGTCTCAGGGTCCGGGTTATTATCATTTAGATAACCAGTTTGCTTGTGAATGTGGTTTAAAAGAAGCTCAAAGTATTCAGACATCTCAACCAGGTATTCATTTAAAAGGTGGGTTTGGATGGTCTGGAGAAAAGGGATGTTTAGTAGATAATGATAGTAGTTTAAGAATAGGTGAAAATAAATTAACTAATCCACGTATGATAAATCAAGTATTTGAAAGACTTTCAGCGACTACTCCTAATTTAACAAAAGGTTATTATGATGTAGACACAGAATCTATTATCAGACCGGGTGATTTTGCTGGTGATCAAAAACCTTGTGTTGGAACAACTGAAATGACTTTTGGTAATTATTTCTTACCAATGATACCTAAATTAAAGACGGAAGTTCAAGATCATAAACATATTATTCCTGAAGATTCTAAACAAGATTGGGTCAGAGGTGGTTTACCTACGAGACAAATGGTTAGAAATGCCGATTATTTAAGAAGATGTCAAGAAAAGACATTTCAGCAATAAATACTAAATCTTAATATTAATTTTTTTTTATAATATTCATAATATAATATGAATACTTTAGACAATGGTTCAATTAAATATAATAATAGTAATATATTTACCAGTGGGCCAGGTGAATATAGATTAAATGAAATGAGAAATCAGATTAGTTATCCCTGGGCACCGACTATGATCTTACAAAGGAATGGTGGTTCTTTAATGGATGAAAATTTTTTTGATACAGATAGTGAATTAAAAAATATTACTCGTAAGTTAAGTAATAATCCTAAAGAACAATATATCCCTGGCGCCGAGGGTGAAGAAAAACGTATGTTAAATTTTAAAGATGGCGGTTATCATCAGATAAGTAGTCGTTTAACAAATAATGCTTTTGAATTAAAAGGAGTAGGTATTAATAGATGGGAACCATTATTTTTTGATCCTCAAAAAAATGCTGTAGAACCTTTTAGAAGAATTGGTGATAATACTGTTTTACATGCTCTAGATCAACATGTAAATGATTGTGGAAATGTTTAAAAATATATAAATAATTTATTTTGTATTTAAATTTGATTTAAAATTAATATATATCATACTAAATATATATTATGGGGGAAGAATTTAATGAAGAGGTTGAATATACGGGGGATGAATATGATATTACTGAAATTGTAGTAGAAGAAAATGATGATCAAAAAATGATTGAGATACTAAGAAAATATAATAAACATAAGAAGACATATAAAACAAATCCAATAATAACAAAATATGAAAAATGTAGAGTTCTTTCAGAAAGAGCAAATCAAATAAATTGTGGTGGTCAAATATATATATCAAATCCAGAAAATTTCTCAAATGCTTATGATATCGCAGTTCAAGAATTTAATGAAAAACGTATACCTTTTATAATAAAAAGACCATATGGAAATGGTTTTGAATATTGGAAGTTAAAAGATTTATATTAAATAATTTCTCATAAAATATTTTATTATAGTTATTATAAATGAACCCTCTCAAAGATTTAGTAAATATGGTTAAGAAATATTGTGATGATGACGTTTGTTTAATGATAGTTTTTGTTATCGTCGGATTTAGTCTTTGTTATTTATTTAAAGATCGTATTAGTGGATTTGCTAATTTTGTTACATTTGGTGAAGAAACGGATACTCTAAATGGAGGATCAGATAATCCAAGTGAGAAAGTTATAAATGAACCACAACTGCCGGGTGTTCAAATGGAAAAACCTGTAGGTATTGAGTTAAGAGAGAGAAAACCCGAACCTTCACCATCAACTAAACAGGCTTTAGAAGTTATGGCACAAAAACCACCCGTAGAAAAGAAGATAATCAATCAAAGTAATGGATTATTAGTCCAAGATTCTATGATTTTAAAACCTTTTGACGAAGTATGGAATCCTGGATTTATGCCATTAGATATGGTATTTAAAAATGCCCCGAGACCTATGGGACCAGATAGACCTATGGGTCAAGATAGACCTGTTATGGATCAAAATAATCAACCCAGTCCTTCTGGTGGGAGTGACGTAAATTTAGTCCTTGTATATGCTCCCTGGTGTGGTCATTCAAAACGTATGTTACCTGATTTTGAACGTGTAAAATCTGAATTTGACGGTAAAAATATTAATGGTAAAAATATAAATATAATTATGTATAATTCGGATGTTGATAAAGACAAAGTAAAAGAATATGGTGTTAAAGGATTTCCAAGTCTTTTCTTAGAAAAAGATGGTAATAGAGAATCATTCCCACACAGAAGTTATGATAAAATTAGCGATTATTTAAATAATCTTTAAGGTAATTTAAGACCATTGTTTTGTAATATTATATTTATTTTTATTATTATCAATATTATTATTATTATCTTCATTATGGATATTATTATCTGAATATGTCCAATGATCTGGACTACATAATTTATAATCATCATGATTTTCAGCTTTATACCAAAATACTTGGTCGGTTAATTTATTAC